TCCTCCGACCTAGTCGCAAACTACCCGGGCGCGTCTGAGGCGCTAGCGGAGCGTATCGACATTGTCGGTGTGAACCCGTTCGCGAACGCGGCAGCGCGTGACGCCGCAATACCCTCACCAGTACAAGGGCAAATGTGTAGTTTGAACGACGATAACAAAGGTTACCGTTACGACGGTAGTGCATGGGTACTTTTTAGCGGGGCCGGTGCCGCGAATTTCACGAACGCGGCTACCGGCACATACACCGACGGCGAGGGAATCGACTACAAATTTTTAACTCTGACGGGATCTACCAGCGTCGACATAGATCAGGCCGGGTTCGCTGACATTCTTGTGATCGGTGGCGGTGCGGGTGGTGGTAACGGCGGCGGTGGTGGCGCTGGCGGCGCACTCCCTTTCTCTAACTTGTACTTATCGGCCACAACACACACAGTTTCAATAGGGGCAGGTGGGGCGGCGCAACTGGCTGGGATCACTTCCTCTATTAGTCCAGCGTTCGGTGTGGGTGGCGGTGTCGGTGCTTCTGGTGGTGTTATCGGAAATACTGGCGGCTCTGGTGGCGGTGGTGGTTGGGACGGTGGCGGCTTAACGGACCTAGCGGGTGGTGCTGGTGTTGCGGCTCAAGGCAATAATGGCGGCGCTGGCAGGTTTAGAGGTGCTGGTGCCGGTGGTGGTGCTGGCGCGGTAGGTGGCAACGCTTCAACAAATATCGGTGGTAACGGTGGTGCTGGCGCGTCCTCAAGTATCACAGGCGCGGCAGTCACACGCGCAGGCGGCGGGGGTGGTGGTGCATTAACCACTGGCGGCACTGGCGGGACTGGCGGTGGCGGTAATGGTGGACAGGGTGCGAGTGGAAACGCAACTAACGGCGGTGCAAACACCGGCTCAGGCGGCGGCGGGGGTGGTTCCGACTTTACAACAGGTGGCGGGACTATTGGCGCTGGCGGTTCCGGCGTCATAATTATTAGGGTGGTGGTGTAAGTGGCTCACTTCGCGGAAGTAACCGACAACATTGTTCGCAGCGTGATCGTGATCAACAACTCCGACTGTGCCGGTGGTGACTATCCCGACTCCGAACCTATCGGGCAAGCCTTTATCGCTGCTCTCGGTATCGAAGGGGAATGGCTACAAACCTCGTACAACAACAACTTTCGGGGACAGTACGCTGGTCAAGGAATGACCTACGACCCGGTGCTTGATGAGTTTATTAGCCCACAATCAGAGGAGCCCCTAAGTGAGTGAAATAGATCAAGAACTACACGTGGACACGGTCGAAGTCGAACCGGTTAAGAAGAAGCCAACATCATCGAAGCACCCAAAAGTGGCTACCGAAACCGAACGCGCACGGGCTATTGTCCGAGCCAAACTCAAAGGTTAGAACCGTGGACTTTGGTGACATTGTCGGCCTCATAGCGACAGCACTAGCAGCCCTAGCGATCATGGGAACTGGCCTAGTGTGGCTCATCCGCAACGTCGTACGCGATGAGATCAAGAAAGCGACCCTCACAATACAACCCGGTTTCCGTAACGGTGGCGAATCACTGGCCGACGTTGCCGCGAAAGTCGACCGGATCTCCGAGAAGTTAGGGCTCTGATATGAAGCATTGGCTCGCCTCGACATGGGAAGGCTCCATCGTCAAAATAGCGTCAGGGGCTGCACTCGGCGCGTTACTGTCATGGCTCGCAACTGCCGATGTGCATCCGCTAATAGTCGCCATATCGGCGGCAGTCATACCCGTAATCATTAACGCATTAAACGGCGACGACACACGATATGGACGGCTAGATAATGGCGAGACTCTGTAAAGGCGGCGTCAAGTTACGCGACCAGGTGAACCGCCGCTGGCCTAAGCGTGACAAAGCCTCCGACGGTTGGATCGGGGACCGGGCCCACTCTGAAAGAATATCGGACCATAACCCGAATAAAGCCGGTGTAGTCCATGCCATAGACATCGATGAGGGGCTAGGGACCTACGCGAATGGGCGCACCGCCCGGCTCCTGGCTAACCAGATCCTTGATTATGCCGCCAGCGGGCTCCCCGGCGCCTCACGCCTTAAATACGTGGTGTACGAGAACCGGATCGCGTCAGGCACATACCGGAAAACGTGGTGGAAGTGGCGCCACGGTAATTGGGGACATGAAGCACACATACACGTGTCTTTTACGTCAGCCGCTGACCGTGACGGGACCGTATTCCCTCTTCCAATCCTTGCCCGGTCCCCCATTGTTAAAGCCCGGTGGACACGCGCCCTCAGAAAAGCACGTAAACGCAACAAATAGCGGCTATTATCGACGTCTATCGAAGGGGAACAAATGTCAGATTACATTCGACCAGGGGAAGCCGCCGAGATGCTAGGCGTCTCACGGGATGCGATTAGGCGCTATTCGGACGCGGGACGCATCGACGCCATTGTCACACCCGGCGGGCACCGTCGGATCGACAGGGAAAGTGTGGACGCCTACATCGTTCGGCGTACCCGAATATCTAGCACGGTGACGATTATTGAGCACAAATGATTACCGAGGTTCTTATGTGCGCGGCCTTACTCACGGCCCCGGCATGTGCAGCGAGCTCGATGGAGGCGAAAGACTGGAAGGGACACGAACCTAGCCTCTACACGGGGCAGCATTACCACCATAAATGGGCAAAGGTCCGGAAGTGCATTATGCACAGGGAGTCAAGATCAAACTATAGGGCCCGAGGCACCATATCGACCGCATCTGGCGCGTATCAATTCTTGGACAGTCAATGGCGTATTAGCCTGACATACATGATGATTCGCGAGAGTCGATCGACGGCCGACGGCCTGATCTCAGAGATCAAAGCACTACGGGATCACCCGATCCAACATTGGAACCGCTACTGGCAAGACCGCGCTTTCTACACGGCATGGGATAACGGGAGGGGGGCCGATCATTGGAACCAGACCAGGCACAAGTGCTAAACGCCACGTATCACCTATTCGACCTAGATCATTTAGGTCTCGATGGGCAGGCTTTTATCGTGATCCGTGACGGTAAACCGACCCTCGCATACCGGCGATCCACACGCGACCGTTGGTCGCCAGAGATTATGCCAAACACGCCGGAATGACTAAAGACCTTGACACGGCACCTACGCCTGACCAAACTAGGGCCACAGACATACCAGCGGAGGGGAAGCCGCGTACCCGTCACAAATGAGTTGGCGGGATGTCTTTGGCGGGGCTACTTTCTAGTGGGTAGCCTCGCCAACACACTAGCCACTAGAACGAAAAGGGGAACAATGACATACTCACTATTCGACTCGATCGGTGATATTCAACTCGACCGGCCCGGACATAATTGCACCGGCCAACTCTGCACATACTGCGAACGATTCGACCGGCAAGACGTCGAAGTCTTAGCGGAGATAGATAAATCTTGGCGGATACAGGCCACAATCTTTCGTAAATCATTGGCTATCGGCGGCCTATTTAGTGCCGACCTACTCATCGAAGCGATCGGCCTACCCGACGGCCACCCAAACCAAATAGGTGCACTATTCCGGTCATGGGCAAGCATGGGTGTCATTACCTCGATGGGGAACTTTGTGGTGAGCACACGGGAGTCCAATAATGGGCGCTCGATTCGCATGTGGAAGCGCACCGCATGAACCCCGCACTGGTAGGGCTCGCCTGTCTACTCGCTGGTCTAGTCATCGGTCTAGCGTGGGGCTATGTCGGTGGTTGTGGTGAGTGACTACATTGACGCATACCTCGATGCCTTGCATGTTGTACTGACAGAAATAGCGGTAGAGAAGCCCGACAGTGTTGACGCCGTCTGCCATCTCATCTGGCACATGATCGACGATTGCGTGAGCGAATGAGTGATATAGCGAAAATTGAGTGCTCATTCTGTGGGAGGACTTGGGAGTCGAACAACCACGATTCAAAATCTGGTAGGTATTGGGAAAGCCCTCTAGCAGGGCCACTCGTATATGTGAGCAAGTCGTTGCCAAGAATAAAAAGAATCCATTCACGCCCGGAAAAAATTGTGTGTGAATGTGGATGCTCCCCTGCGTCTTATTGTTCCCACTCGCAAATCTTGGAAGGGTAAGTAATGACCTACAACCTTGACGCTTATGTGGACGTACCGACCCGAATCAAACTCTTTATGGCCCGCCACCCTGAGGGATCACTACAAATGGACCCGCCTCAATTCGTGGAAGTTGAGGGGAAACAATGGGTAATCGGACGCGCCTACGCCTACCGAACACCCGACGACGCTCGCCCCGGGGTCGGTACAGCGTGGGAAATCGTGCCGGGCACGACTAACTTCACAAGGGGATCAGAGTTACAAAATCTTGAAACTAGCGCTTGGGGCCGTGCGATAGGGGCCCTAGGTATCGGTATCGACGCCTCGATAGCCACGCTAGATGAGATACAGCACGCTAAGGAACGCGGGAAGGTCATGCGAACCACAGAGGCCGCACCTGATGATCCTTGGATAACTGAGGCACCAGCACCACAATACGACGGTGCAGTACCCGGTAAAGGCTCCAGCATGTACCCATGTACGGCGCCACAAGTAAAAGCAATACACGCCATATTGCACAAGCTCGGTCTGGCAGACAGACTAGATCAACTTGCTAGCGCTAACGAATGGCTAATAAGTCTCAATAAAAAACCTATAACGAGCATTACGGATCTCAGCAAGACCGACGCATCCGGTTACATTGATCACCTACAAAAGGGTGTGCCTTGATCACTGTCGAAGCGTGTCATGCCCATGCGCTCGGATCTCCAATGGGTAGACGATTAACCAGCATGCCGGAGGAAATAGCACTGGTTTCGTGTAGGACAGGGCAACACGCCCGACCACGTAGGTAGGGTGAGTAATACCAAAAACCAACCAACACAGAGGCGCGGTCTTGAGCATCAAGATCGAGGACGCGCCGATCATCACTAGACCAAAGGACAAACCAATGACACACGAACCAATCCACTACAGCAAATACGACTCACACTGCGGCCTAGCCGGATGCGGATGCGACCACGCACGCTGCTACAAAGGATGGATCGACAACACCGCAGGGACATGGCCATGCTTGTACTGCCGAGACAACCTTACCGGACGCCTCATGAGGGCAGACCAAGCTAGGGCCAAAGGCTACCCACAAGCCTCCATCTCCCGCATACTCATGGACACCACAAGATGAGCAGCCTCCACCAAACAGCCGAATATGCCAGATGGCGCAAACTCGTCATGCAACACTGCGAACCCATCTGCATTAGATGCGGATACGAAGTAGACATGACCCTAAGCGGACGCGACCCAATGGGACCAAGCGCAGACCACGAACCACCACTAGCAGTAACAGGCGACATATCACCAGGGTTAGACGGATCCGGCATAAGCCACATGAAATGCAACAGGCAACACGGCGGCAAGATCGGAGCCCAAAGATCCAGCGCCTCACGTCAAGGAACCAACAGCAACAGAAGCGACAGGCAAAGACGCATGGCAACCTGCCAAGGGTGTGGCACCGTGTACCCACCCAACCGTAAAAGCGCAGGTAAGTATTGCTCCAAGAAATGCTACGACGACACGCCACGCCCTACCGCACCCACCTGGTCAATCGAATGGACATACAACTGCGTCGTATGCGATGCACAATGCACACACAAAACGATGACCAAGACCGATCCACAAGCAGACGAACCCGTACTAAACAGAGTCCTATGCAACAGAGAAGATTGCAAGGCCGCATACCCTGCCATGCTTAGCCGGGATGCTCGAAGAAAAGAAAACCAAACAGCACTAGAAAAGATAAGACCGTCGAAGTATCCAGAAATAAAGGAAAGAAAAGAAAAATGTAAAATAATTCCTGACACACAAGAGGAAAGTGGATTTTTGATCAAACAACGATTGACTCCCGCCGACCTCTTCGTTCCCCCCCTGAGGGGGGGCCGGGCCCTAGGTTGGCCGATAATGCCTCGTACAGCCACGCTACGCCGCGTATTCATGCGGACGGGTATGCGTTCCCACGTTTGGAAACTAGGCCCCCTGATTCGGTGGTCGGTTCGTACGGTGACGACGCCGCAGAATGGCTAGATCGCGTGTTTAACATGCAGTTATTCGGGTGGCAAAAGTACGCGCTCGACCGGGCCCTGGAATATGACGATAAAAAAGAACTTGTTTGGAGTGCGGTTATTATCACGGTGGCCCGGCAGTCGGGTAAATCTTTCCTATCCCGTGCCGTGTGCATGTGGCGTTTGCACCATGCCGACCTATTCGGTGAACCTCAAACGATTCTGCACGTGGCTAATAAGCGCTCGACCGCGATGGAAGTCATGCGCCCGGCAGGCTTGTGGGCCGCCGCGACGTATGGGAAAAAGGCAGTTAAGTGGGGGAATGAGGCGGCAGGTATTGAGTTACCGTCGGGTGACCGGTGGCTCATCCATGCCGCTAACGACTCGGCGGGTGTCGGGTATTCGTGCTCAATGATATTCGTCGACGAAGCGTGGAAAGTGAAACGGGAAGTGGTCGAGGACTCACTCGTACCGACTATGGCGATGAAGAATCAAGGGCAACTATTCCTGATATCTACGGCGGGTGACTCGACTAGTGATCTGATGCAGGCGTACAGGCAGCGGGCCCTCGACCGTTTAGAGGACCCGGAACCGGGTAGCGTCCTCCTATTGGAATGGAGTGCACCGGCAGAAGCCGACCCCGACCAGGTGGATACGTGGCGATGGGGGTCACCGGCGTGGGACGATAAACGGGAAGCGTTTGTCCGGCAACAATGGCACCGCATCGAAGAATCAGCATTTAGGCGCGAGTACTTAAACATGTGGGTAATTCGGTCGAACCATTGGCTCAAGGAATCCTATTGGAACGCGTGCCTGGATCCCCTGGTTGAACTCCCGAAGGACGGGGTTTGGTCGGTTGCGGTCGAGTGTGACTTCGATGGTATGGGTCACGCCGTAGCAATAGCGGCCCCGAATGTGAACGGGCACATCGTTGTCAGGGTCACGACGCATAGGACGATTGTCGAAGTGGACGAACAACTACGCAAAATCAGGGCCCTGCATCCGAGCCTCTATATCCAAGTGACGCCGGGTTATGTTGACCGCATACGGGAAAAGTTTGATGACCTGGTCGGGCAACGTGAGGCAGTGGTAGCAACCCAAATCCTCGTAGACCTCTTTAGTCGTCTACAAATTCGGCACGATGGGAGCCAAATATTGCAGGAACATTTTGGTAATTCGACGATCTCGCAGCGTCAAGGCGGGTGGGTTATCACCGCCCCAATGGGTAGAAGCGGAATCTATGCCGGTCGGGCCGTCATGTTTGCCGTGTCTCAAGCCTCAAAGACTCCTCGTAGTGTGGCGATGATTAGGTCACGTAGACCGACACGCCGACACGCATAAATCACGCAAACACACACAAACGCATCTAAACCGTGGTAAGGGGCTACACTGGCCCCATGGTG